CTGTAGTACCTGCTGAGATACCCAAGATCTGTGTCTGCACTGCACCTGCTACACCGACTGTACAAGAGTCAGAGTTACCACCCCCAAGGGAGGGTGATATTGCAGATGGTGGTGGAGACTTAAGTGTTGTAGTCACGGAGCCTGTTGTATGAACTGTACTATTAGAAGTAGAGTTAGTAACAATGGGTTCCCCTGCACTTGCTGCAAATGGAACCATCAGTATCACTGTAGCTACTGCTATTCTAATCTTACTTATAACCTTCATATTCTAGTCCCATATTTACTTGATACACCACTTAGCATAACCACTACCTATTTACCCTACAGGAGCCTGTGAAGGGCTAACGTGTACAGGGTACACCTCAAGTAGTGTTGACCACATACTTATGCGGCTCCCTTCTCTAATACAATAAAGTTACTAAATATAAGTTACCATGTATTAAGAGTTTAAATCCTAGGCTAGTATGGGTCTGGTAGGCCAAGTGATGTTCTCAGGATCAGCAGTGTTAACAGGAAGATCCCGTAACTCTTGACGATATACTGCCCAAGCTGCTGTATCAACACCTACCTGTACGTGATCTACAGCCTGTGTATGGTCTGAAAGCACCAACATTGCATCCCGCTCTTTACGTAACTCCCCTATGGAGTCAACATCAGAATCATCAATACCCCAAGACTGTACCCATAGGCCATCTGCTATCACAGGAGTTAATTCTGTAATAACTCTACCTACTTTCATAGTAGGATACTCAGTATCATTTACTACAGCAAAGCCATACTCTGCAAGTATTTCCGCAGTTTTTATTCTAGGTAAAGACACATTCGGGACTACTATTTTGGTAATAGGGTATTCTTTTGTACTAGTATTTATATACATATCAATCTCTCTATAAAACGGTTATTGTGACAAAACCGCCACCAACATTAGTTCGGTTAATGTCAGATGGGTTTGAAGCTGTATTGACAATGAAACTGGTTCCACCCTGCCTAGAGCCTCCACCAACATAACCACCGCCTCCTGCCCACTGGCCGTAGTAACTTGCACTCATACCGCCACCTCCAGCACCCCACCCACCAGTGGGGCCGTTCCAGTAGTGATCAGTACCTGAGGTGTTCGCACCATCCTTAAAGTTTTTGCCTCGGAAGTTATTACCACCCCCGCCATAACCTGAATAGCCGCCACCTCCTCCTGCATATCCCGACCCAGAACCACCAGCTCCAGAAGCGTTTAATGAACCTGTGATGTACGGCTTCCCCGCCCTATCTACAGTACCTCCCGTAGCTCCGGAACCTCCCCCACAAATGATCACATTAATGTTTTGGGATGTAGAAACCGCAGTGCCGCCACCTGCACCTGAGTTGCCGCCGAGTTGCCCACATGTAATATATAAGTACGAACCCTCCACAAGATCAAAATCGGCTTGGACTGTGGCCCCACCATAGGGTGTCGCATTAGCAGAGCCAGCGCCTGCGGCTTGGATACGATACGTTGCTGTTTTTGGAACCATCCACCTCTGTCTAACACCGACACCCGATATATAAGAGGCTACAACGCCACTATATGCGGAACTTACTGTTGAAGTGGTGGGAGCAGTATGACCGACAGCTAGGGCAGTGAACGTATGTGAGGTAAATTCATATAAACCCGGATCTTCACTATTACCTCTTAGTTTATTTTCTATCATTAGCTCATTACCTGTCCCGCAGCAAAACCATACCAAGTTGTACCACCGTCCGTTGTTAGGAAAGAAAACACATCAACACCTGCTTCTAGGTCAGGTGCATCACCACCAGCCCAATCCACGGAGCTAGGCCAAGTGATAACGGGCGTAGAACTTAGGGTTGCTATTAAAGTAAATGCCCCGGCTTTACCTGAAGCAGGTGGATTAGAGAAGGTCAGAGTCTGTGACCCCGCAATAGCTTTAGTCTGTACATTGCCTAATGAAAGGTCTACGTCATTAGCAGCCATTGCTTGTACAGTTTCTGAGTAATCCTTGATTTCAGGACGCTGGATGATGTTGTCAGCGTGGTTAACCGTACCTGACATAGTACCACCCGCTTTAGGTAGGGCAGCGCCAGCCGTAGTCGTAGTAGAACTTAAGATACCATCTCTAGTAGCAATATCTACACCATCAAAGGTACTGTTGGTTGTAATTGCACCAGTCATTGCCCCACCTGTCTTAGGTAAAGCAGCGTCTGCTGTTACACCGTCTGCTGCTACATCACGACCATCAAAAGTAGAGTTTGTAGTTATTGCACCAGTCATAGCACCGCCTGCTTTAGGTAGTGCTGCTCCTGCGGTAGTAGTGGTGGAAGTTAAGATCCCGTCACGAGTAGCAATGTCTACACCGTCAAACGTACTGTTGGTAGTGATAGCTCCTGTCATAGCTCCACCAGCTTTAGGTAAAGCAGCATCAGCAGTTACACCATCGGCTGCTACATCACGACCATCAATGGTACTGTTGGTAGTAACTGCACCTGTAAAGGCACCACCAGCAAGAGGCATCTTAGTGCCAATAGACGTAGCGGTAGTTGTTGCATAGTTGGCATCATCACCTAAGGCTGCTGCTAGTTCATTCAACGTGTTCAAAGTAGCTGGAGCCGAGTCTGCTAGGGCTGCAATTGCTGCATCAGCGTAGGCTGTCGTTGCTACTTTAGTTGAGTTGTCTGCAGCAGATTGAGTAGTAGTAGTTGGACTACCACCAAGAGCAATACTTGTTGCAGATTCAACAGCAGTTTTAATCTCTGCATCAGACTGATCTGCAGTAGCAGAAGCTTCAATAGCATTTAGCTTAGTGTGATCTGCATCTGTGAACACATTAGAGTCAGTAGCCGCTTCAACAGCAGCACGAATCTCCGCATCAGTTTGATCTGCAGTAGCAGAAGCTTCAATAGCATCTAGCTTAGTTTTATCTACACTAGAGGGCATTGCAAAACCACCTGCAGTAGAACCATCATGGACTACTAAAGTGTCTTTTGTTGTGTCAACAGTAACTTCACGTAAGGCACCTGTAAAAGATGAATGCTCGGAAGTCGTGCCACCACGAAGTTGTAGTAATTTACTCATTGTTATAGACCTCCAAAGTCTAGCTGTAAGTTAGAACCTGAAATAGTTCCGATATTCGTCATGTTGTTATTTTGTCCATCTAATGCCCCACCTAACTGTGGAGTTACATCTTCATGGATATTAGTTAATCCTGAAATAATGCTACTAAATATAGTTCCATTAAAGTATTTAAATATGTTTGTAGTAGTGTCCATCCACAGATCACCTGTGGACGGGCTAGAAGGTGCAGTAGAAGCTATTTTGTACTCATTAGCATATCTATTTACATCAGCTAAGTTACTTGCAACACTATTAACATTAGCAATAGCTGCACCAACTAAGTTTACATTAGTGACAGCACCTGCAACAGTACCTATATTTGAGGTAATCCCTGCAACAGTACTTATGTTTGAAGAATTGTTAGAGACTGTGGTAATATTAGCTGAAATGGCACCTACAGCATTAACATTTGAGATATTAGAAGCTACACTATTAACATTTGAGATATTAGAAGCTACACTATTAACATTGGATATTGCATTACCTACAGCGGCAATCTGACCTGATCCTGTGCCTACAGTAACTGCGGCTGTTATAGCCCCTAAGTCTTCAGAATAAACAATGTCCCCCGCTACAATGTCAATTGCAGCTTGGTTAAGCGCAGTGGGGGCAGTTGCTGCCCATGTACTTGTAGCAGTGTTATACGCCCTAAGCTCATTGGCAGATGTGTTCCACCATAAGTCACCTGAATCTAGTGAAGTAGAGGGAGCAGATGATGCCGTACGATATTTATTAACAAAAGCATTAACATCTGAAATATTAGTCGCTACTGTATTTACGTTTGTAGCATTACTGACTACACTGTTGATGTTAGTTGCGTTAGCAACTGCACTATTGATGTTAGTTGCATTGGAAGCCACAGCATTAACATTGGATATTGAACCTGCTACAGAATTAATATTAGTTGCGTTAGCAACTGCACTGTTGATGTTAGTTGCATTGGAAGCCGCAGCATTAACATTAGATATTGCACCAGCAACTGTATTAACATTTGTAATGGCTGCGCCAACAACACCGATAGAGTTACCTGACCCTGTGCTAACTGCGGAGGCTATAGAGCCTAAGTCCTCAGTATAGACAATCTCACCACCAACAGCATTAATTAAAGCTTGGTCAGCAGCATTAGGTGCCATTACTACCCATGCAGATCCACTGTAGACCTTCATAGCACTAGCAGTGGTGTCCCAATACATAGCGCCTGTAAGTAAAGAGCCACCATCATTATCTACAGAAGGTGCCGAACTTTTTGAGCCAAGCATACGATCATCAAAGCTATCATATGAAGTAGCAGCAGCGGTAGCTGAGTTAGCAGCATTTGTCTCACTAGTTGCGGCATTACCTGCACTAGTCGCAGCAGCAGTAGATGAACCTAATATAGTATCTACATAAGTCTTCGTAGTAGCATCTTGTGCAAGAGTAGGATCAGCAACACCTGTGATCTTGTTAGCACCCATAGCCAGAACACCACTCATGGTGTCACCTGCTTTGGTTACCTTCAATGCGTCTGCTGTATCTGTGTATGTCTTTGTAACAGCGTCTGTGCCAGCCGTAGGGGTGCCTAGGCCAGTGATCTTACTAGTACCCATAGCAATGGCACCAGTCATGGTTCCACCTGCCTTAGGTAGCTTTGTGGCTATTGCAGCAGTGGTAGTAGAAGCATAGTTAGCGTCATCACCTAGGGCAGCAGCTAACTCATTAAGAGTATCTAAAGCACCCGGAGCAGCAGCAATGACAGCAGACACTTCAGTATCTACATACGTCTTGGTAGCAGCATCCGAGCCTTGTACTGGATTAGATAGACCTGTTATGGTAGAGGCTGTACCAGAGTTCATATCAAGTGAGCCGTTGATGGTCACATTAGTAAATGAGCTTGTACCTGAACCCGCAGTTATATTACCCGTTACATTACCTGTAACAGCACCTGTGTGAACACCTGCTGTATTGCCAGTTAAGTTACCCGTTACATTACCTGCTAGCGGGCCTACAAAGTTTGTAGCATTTACTGTAGTACCTGTAATGGTACTAGCTGAAGTGTTACCAATCTGAGAACTGTTTACTGTACTGCCAGCAACTGCAACACCATCTATAGTACCGCCATTAATATCAGCAGTAGTCGCTACAAGCGAAGTAATAGTAGCAGCGGCAGGAGTAGCACCACCAATGATAGTACCATCAATGTTACCACCATTAATATCAACAGTAGCAAGAGTGGATAAGCCTGTGACACCTAAAGTGCCTGCAATGGTTGCATTCTCATGTACCGCAATAGTATCAATGTAGCCAATACCATCTATGTATAAGTCTTTAAACTCAGCACTAGAGGAACCAAGATCAACATCACTATCAGTGACAGGAACAATTGCCCCATCTTGAATACGTAGCTGTTCTACTGTGCCAGCACCTACTTGTGCATAGAAGCTGATACGGTTATTAGTAGTGTCAATAACTACTTTGTTTAATGCATCAACATCTGCAATGAGAGGTACGTAAGCACCTTCCGTTGAAGATCCATCATGCTTGTGTCCAGTTGCGAATGCGAAGGCATCACGTAAGGCATTATACTCTGCGTTAACGGGTGCCGCTTTGATTACTGCGTTTGCAGTTATGTCTGCAACGGATTGTCTATTATAGCCAGCCATTTTATCTTAGATCTCCAGTGCCATAAGTTAAC